ATCTTTGGCAAGTTTTGCCGCATCATCAACTGCACCAATTGCTTTGCCATCTTTGGCAAGTTTTGCCGCATCATCAACTGCACCAATTGCTTTGCCATCTTTGGCAAGTTTTGCCGCATCATCGGCTGTTGCCTTAACACCGCCCCTGACCATGTCATCTACGCCTTTAGTGGCATTTGCAACAGCGGATGTTGCTGGATCAAATTTAGCAAATTGTCCAGGGTTAGTTCCACTGCCTGCACGACCTTGAACATATGGCACTTCAGCGGCAATATTTGGGTTGTCTAATTTTTTCTTATACACAGTTCCTGTTGGTGTTGTAGTTGGTTTTACTGTTGGTTTTACTGTTGGTTTTACTGTTGGTTTTACTACTGGAACTTCAGCCGCTTTTGCTGATGGTTTAGTAAACCAACTTTTTATACCACTGTATGCATCTTTGGCAAGGTCAGATCCTTTTTCAATTGCCTTACCGCCTAATTCAGTCGCTGCCTTAACTCTATCCTCGTCAACTGTTACATCAGTATAATCACGGTGTTCTCTTTCAATTAACGCTAGACGATCACGCAAACTAGCCATAGTCTCTGGCAAAGATTCTTTTACTATAGCACCTGTCATCCATGGATAACCTTTTAGTGCCGCAGGATATTGTTTCATAGCGGCTTGTGTAGCAGGTCCCATGACGCCATCGGCCTTGATATTTGCCCCAGCCGCAATTAAATTCTTCTGCAATAAAAGTACTTTAGAATCGCCAGTAGGTTTAACTACAGGTTTTGTATTTTGTGCGGCAGTTTTTTCTGCTTTTTCCTTCCAGTCAGCACCCAACACGTTTGCATTGTGTGCGCCAGTGGCCGCATCAGCTGCCATGCCTGTGGCCAAGTTTAGACCTGCTTGTGCTCCAAATTTTGCTAACCCGCTGGCACCTTTCATGGCAGCACCAACTGCGGCTCCTCCTGGTACTGGTGCGGCAATCATTCCAGCTAATTCTCCACCTTTGTATAGGTATGGACTGCGTTTTTCAGCGGCTGCGGTGTTGGCTTTTTCTCTGGCCAATGCCTGCGCATAAGTATCTTTGCTAAATGCACTCTTAAGACCAGCTTGTATATTGTCACCAGTTCCAAAAGTAATACCATTAAAACCGCCGCGGGCTGTATCACCCACATCTCCAGTAAAGTCTTTCATGCTGTATTCGACTAGCATGCCGTTATCGTCTACATAATACCCTTCTGGGATTTCATAGCCAAACTCTTCCATTAATGCTTGAGCCATAGATTGTCGGTTTTCTTTCTTAACGCTGGCAAGTGCATCCATTCTGGCTTGTAACTTTGCAGATAATGCATTTAGTTGTGCTATACTTTTGTCACAGTCCGCCACTTGTCTTGGCGGTTTGGTATCTTGCGCTGGCTTATCTGGACCAGGTACTGGTGCAACTGGTTTGTCTAAGTCTGCCAATTGTTGAGGACTGATGCCAGCAACTTGTGTTGTTCCAAACAATTGTTTCTTTTCAACAGGAATAACTTTCAATCCAGCTGGTCCTAATACTTTGTACATTGCACGTGATTGAGTAGATGTTGAACTTGGGTCAGCAAGCCATTTGTATGGATAAGGTTTGGCTTCGTAGCCTTGTCCTCCACGGTCACTGCCTGCATCACCGTAATAGATAATACCAGTTTTAGGATCAATAGCATCACCCAAACGCCCAATGTCGCTTAACGGAGTAGACATCCATTGTTTAACTTGTGCAACCGCTGCCGCACGAGCATCGTCTGCTTTGAATTTGTCATATTGCGCACGGCCACCGTCTCCGGGCATTGGCGGTGAATCTTCAGCAATAGCATCCAGTTTATTCATTAATGATCTTAAATCCATTTTCTTTTCCTATTATTCTTTTGGCACACAGTTTGGAACTGTCTTTCCGCCTTTTTTCTTTGTACCGACCATTTTATGGCTGTCCCAGCAAGGATCGTTGTCCTCACCGATGTTTTTATCTATACCACGACTAGCAACTCCACCACGCTTGCGCTTTGCGGCCAGTTCGCCAATACCATGACGAATTTGTTCTAAATTTTGTTCTAGGCCCATGAACATTCCGCCTTTACTTAGACGTGTGATACGTTCCCATACTACTAGTTCATCTGACTCTGCTAGTTCAGCTAGTTCTCTCAATTGAACGCGAGCTTGTTGTATACGACCTTTGAGGCTCATGGGATTTGCTTTTTCGTGTCCGTAAATGTGTGGATCGTTTGGATCACCAGACATGTCAATAGGAGTTTCAGCCACAGCACTTTGTATGCCAACACCTGCCATGCCAACTCGTTCAAACCCTGCTTCGTGTTCGCGAACAGCATTTTCTTTCATTAACACACGTTCAGCAATAACTTTAGCATACTGGTTGATTAATCCACGTTTATCTTCCTTGCGCTGATTAATTACCTGTTCAGCTTCTTGAAAGTATTTGTCAATGATACGAGGCTTGCGTTCAACTACTTGATCAGTTTGGTAATGTTGCATGGCCATTTGCACAGGTAGTGTAACCATGTGCGGGCCTTTGCCTTCATTTAGAATTTTTACATCATTCTTTTGTATGATGGATAACAATCTGCTCATGCTGGTGTTTTCATCAACATATTTTTTAGCAAGATCAACTGGAGCGGCCGCAGGCACAGCAGGATCAGGAGCATCATATTCAGCCGCCGCATCAATGCCTTTGGCTTGTAATGCCGCTGCCATTTGTGCTAGTTTAGTACGCATACGAGCTTCACCGGCCGCGACCTCTGGACTTATATCTGTAAATGTGTTAGCACTGGCATCTCCACGGATTGCATCCACGCTATCTAATTGTGCTCGTAATTGATTATACGCAAGTTGTTCTGGAGATAAAGTTGACGCAGGCTGTGCTGGCGCAACAGGTGCCGCTGGTGCAGGCGGCGCCGGGGCAACAGGTGCTGGTTGATTTATTTCGGCTTCGCTAACAACACGAAGAAATTTGGCCATGCTATCAGCACCTACTACAGGTTTAGTAGCAACTCCATCCACTGCCTGTAGTATGCGCTTCATGTCCATGGTTTAACCCTTGAACAAATTGGTCAATGCTTTTAACTGATCAACTTCACTGGATTTTTTAACAATAACATTTTCGTTTAGATTTAAACGACCTGTTAGTTCACGCATACGTGATAAGTCAGTTGATTCTTTAACAGTTTCTTTCTTGGCACGTAATGCGGCCATGTCTTTGCCGTCAATTTTGCCTTTTGGTTCTGCAACATCAATCTTTTCTTGATTGCCTGGAAGATCCTTAGCGGCTTTTGCTTTTTCAGCAATATACGCAGTAGTTTCTTTGATATTGTTCCACATAGTAGCCGCGGCAATTTTGTTACCACCAGTTTCTTTAACAGTTTGTTTTTTGCAATCAGCTATCATCTGTTTTAATTCTGTTTGGTCACAATCAGAATGCATTTTGCAAATCTCTGCTACGGACTTACCATCTTGACACATTTTTTTAATGTGTGACATTGGAGGACATTTCTTTTTGGCACTGGCAGTTTCTTTAACTGGCATAGTTTTGCCACCAACTGTCATAGTTTTATCACCACTGGCTTTGGCATCTTGAACTGCTTTACCAAATGCATTGCCTTCTTTACCAATCTTGTTGCCTTTGGCTGGCATGTCCTTAGGACTGGCACTGCGCATTTTAGAACCTTCATAAACACCTTCACCAACATCTTTTTCTTTCTTTGGTTTGGCAGGTGCGCCATCTCTGTTGTCAAACTTCTCGCTGTCTTTCATACCCCATGTTTTAGCACTTTTTGGACTTTGCTTTTGTGCTGGAGCTTTTTCTTTCTTCTCAGCGGCTGATTGTGCTTTAGCATGGCTCTTAACGCCTTTGCCTGATTTTTCTTCAGCTTCGCCGTCATCTTTGTAGCTGGTATTAGTATGCTTGACACCTGTTGATGTTTTAGTAGCTACACCAGTTTTAGTTTTAAATGAGTCGCCTTCTTTTGACTTTTCATCAAATCCTTCTTCCACGCCTTCTTCGTCATCTGGAATACCGTTTTTGTTAGCATCCATACGCTTGTGCGCGGCTTTAGTAGCCTTGACCATGGTCTTGTATTTTTCAACTTTGCCTTTAACATAATCTGGAATTGATTTAGGCTCTTCGTAAACCATACCTGTACCGCCACATTCTGTACAAGCACGCTCACCGCCACTTAGCGCACCTTCATCAACCTTCTTGTCTTTGGCTTTTTCAGCTTGTGAAAGTTTAAGTTCTTTGATCTTAGACTTGGCCTCCATTAGCTTAGACTTCAAAGCAACTTTTTGACTTTCGCTTAATACATCGCTGTCATCAAGAGCCTTACCATATTCGCTAAACTTCATTTCATATTCTAAATAGTGGTAAACACTGGCAATATAATCAGCGGCTTTGGTAATTTTAGCCTGTACCCAACCTTCTAATTGATCTTCGTCATTTAGTTGTTGAAATAGCTTTTGTGAGTAGCTGGCTAACTTGTATAAGTCAGCTTTGGCCATTGCACCTTCGCGATCTGATTCGTTTGATTGCAATCCTACTACTTCTGCTGGTTGTGCCATTTCTGGGCTTGTTTGGTCTAAATCTAGTGGCATGAGTATACTCCGTTATCTTTATGTATTTATCGTTTGAGGCTTCCGCCCGTCAGCAAATTTGCATTGGAATCCAGTGCATTTTTAATGGTTCCGTCTTTGTTTTTAGCGGCTTTGACTGGTTTGTTTTTGTACACCGCACCCACACCCACGTTGGCCGCACTGGTAGCACCTGCTGTGGCTGATTCAGCTACATCGTCTGGCTTACCGAACGGATGTACTTCAATCCAACTATCGCCTTGTTTTTGCACCCACTTGCCTGGTTTAAATTTGCTCTTAATAATACCGTGCATTTTTAATGCTTGTTCAGGCGTATCTCTAAAACCTTGTGCGCGAGCTTCACGCTCTACACGATTAGAAATCATTGATTTATGAACTCTTTCGTTTTTGTAAATGTACAACAAATTAGATTCGTCATCCATGTCTCTTTCAGGTCGTCCAAATCCAGTACGGTTATCGTCGTAGCTTCTACGTCCGCGAAAGTTTTCGTCTAGTTCGTACATTTTCATATTTTCTTCTCCCCAGTCAAGTATGGTAAACTGAACCATAATTTGAACCATTCAGGAGTTCCTGGTTGTATATTTAATTTTTTTTGTAACTGTCCAGTAGCATCTCCAGTTACACTTATGTTGCTACCTTGGTTAACACGATACTCGTGTAGTCTTGCTTGCCCACCAAGCCCGCCCATACCTGATAAAATTTTTAATTCTTGTATGGGGTCGTTGGGCGCAAGATAGCAATCGTCAGGACTGTCTTGGTTTAAATCTTGAGTAGTAATTCTATACTGTTTCATTTTAAACTTGCTCTTAGCATCCAGCTGTGTTTCTTATGAGCATCTTGCCGTCCAGCTAAGAAGTCGCTAAGGCCGTGATCTCCGGCAGTTTCTGCCATGCTAAACACCATTTTAAAAATATTAGCCATGCGGTCGCTGTCTTCTAACAATTCTCTTAGCATTCCTTGGAAATCGGGAACAGCATTTTCATCTTTAACTTGTGTAAGCATACTGAATTTTTGTAAACTAGCTGGAGTATAAACATCCAAAGCGCGAATTTGTTCTGCAAACGTATCAATGCTACCATACACTTCAGTATAAATGCGTTCAAACAAGTCGTGTAACTGTGCAAACAATGGTCCTTCTACATTCCAATGAAAGTTTTGTGCTTTGATAGCAAATGCATATTCGCTGGCAAATGCTGTTTTTAATGCTAAGTGATATTTCTCGTCCATATTAAATTCCGTATTTGTTCTTTTTAGGTGTTGCTACTGTACTAGTTTTGTTAACGTCGGCCATTTCTTCACTGCGTTTGCCAGTCCAGTTTTCTATAGTTCCTGCGCCAACTTGTTTAGCGGCCGCTTTAACCATATCATATTCTTCTTGAGTATACGAACTAATTAAGGGATCGCCACCGATCCAGTTGTCAGCTTCCATCTTAGTTGGATAGTCAGGTGCACCTGCCAGTGCAACACTCATTCTGTAATTTTTATACATACTACCAGTTGACATGTTTAATCCTGGCACCGTAGTTGCATTGCGCATTGCGGCTTTCTTTTCTTTGTCTATAGGTTTAGTTCCGCCTTTGCCCACTTTACCAGCTGATCCTTCTCTCAACGCTCTTGCTAATATATTTGCTTCTTTTAAACTCATAGAACCAGCATCCTTAAATGCTTTGTATGCTTGCAACTTTGAATATTCATCTGGGCGAAGAGGCACTTTGTTTTGAACTTTGTTAATTAACATCACAATGTCTGGAGGCATTTCACCAGGTTTCAATGGACCAGTTGGAGCGGGGACCTTTGATACAAAAGGCTTAGAAGCAATCTTCGCTGGCGCTTTAGATAATAAACCCAGTAGCCCTTCTGCTGTGGCTTTTTCTTTCTTAGCTCGAACTTTGGGTTTATTAAAGTCCTGCATACGTGTATGAGCCTTTTGCATCAAGTCACGAACTTCATCGTCACTTACTTCCGGACTCATAGCATCACGCCATGTTTGGAATTTTTTATCGTCATTTGCTTCTGGATCGTTAAGAACATTGCGCATTGGTGTAGCACGTGGTCCTTCTTCCTGCGAATACCTGCTGTTAGTTTCTTGACGACTAATAACATTCATGTTGTTGAATCCAAATTGTTTATATGGTTCAACTCCAGACTTGTCTGGGCGTACTAGATATTGGAAAGCGTTCTTTTGATCAGCACCCACGACAACAGTAACATCAGTATATCCCAAACCTGCTAAGTGTTTCAACACACGATTTAAATCTGGTAACTCATCACTGGCAGCATGGAATATGTGTTCCATCTTTGGAAAAACTTTTTTGTAAAGATGCAATTTTTCTTCAGGAGTAATTGGATCATCTTTGCCTACAGTACGACTCACAACAAAATAAGGATCAGCATCTGTTTCTTCTGCTTGTGTGATAACAGCATCGGCCAAGTACATATGACCACGGTGGCCCATACCACGTCCCCAGCCAACCACAGCACTTTTGCTTTCGCCAGTGCGGTCAATGTTTTCTCTAAACAGCTCTCTTAAGTTCATGCTTCTTTCCTTGGTGCCCAGTTTGCTTGATCGATTGTTTTAACAAATTGTCCTGGAACATCATATTTAAATTGTGTTCCTGGATGAGCTTGCACATATCCTTCAGGTTTGGTTTGTTTGATACCGCCGTGTGTGCCTTGACTTAGTTTTTGTATCAATTTCATTTTTTCGTTTGTCAACAATTCTACTGCGGTTAATACATTATTTAACCCAGGATGACTTAATACTTTTTGAGCTTGCCCTGCACTTACATTTGTTTTGACCCATTCAGCAAAGCCTGCCTTAACACCTGCAATACGCAAGTTCTGATTAAAGAATTTATATAATATGTCGCCAGGTTTGCTTAACCCAGGTTGTCCTGCCAAGAAACTGTCAATGTTATCAGCATGTTGTTCGATGTATCCGCCAGCATGTTCTAATCCTCGCTCATCGACTTCTGGAGGTTCTTGAACATAAGTTGTTCCTTGAACAATTACATCTTTAGTTGATAACTGTTCAGCATCGGGAAAACGATCTTCGTTAGCACCAATAACGTCATAAAATCCAGTAGCGGCCACCATCATCTTTGCAGACTTGATACGCTGGCCTAATTCGCTAGTTGCTGGAATATGGAATGTTGTGATGTTAGGAGTAAACTCCCAGTCTTTAGTTGTGCGATTTAATTTTGCAGGAGCAAGTGGGCTGAATAATATTCCACCCTCAATAAATCCTGATTGAGGACTAATGCTTTCAAAATAAGACCATAAACTGGCCAGACCGGATGCAAACTGTGTACGCTTTTTATCTTTCTTAGAAGGATCACCTGTGTTTAGAATAAAGTTTTCAACATCAGTGGCGCTGTTCATCATGGTAGGAACACCGCTTTTGGTTTGCATAGTACCACGCTTTAAATATTCCCATGCGTTTTTTGGTATCATATGAAAAGCACCCTGCTCGTCGCGACCCCAGTATATAACAGGACTGCCATCCCATTTTAATTCTATACCACTTCCTTGTTGACCCATAGAACGTAGTCGTTCAACAGCATGAAGTCCACCATTGCTACCGTTAGTAAAAACCAAATCTTCGATGTGTTGATATTTACGACCAACAGCAGGAGCCGCTTCGAATACTTTTTCTGGTCCACGCAAAGGAGCATTTTGCCAACTTTGGCCGCCAGTTGCCATGCCATACAATTCTCGTTTACGTGCTGGATCAGGAATGGCATTCATGATTGCTTCAACACTGCCCAAGTCTTTTCCAGACGCACGGGTACCGAGTAGAGCCTTGGCAATATCGTCCCACTCGTCGCTGATTAAATTTGCTTTCTTGCCCTGTGCATCTCTTGCATAAAGTCCTTCATCAGGACTCCAGAGCATACCCTGACTACTTGCTAATGCGTTCATCATCATTTGTTTATGGACACCTTTATAAGGACTACCACGAGGTATCTGGTGTTGATGGAATTTACTTACTTTAGCGGCCTTACGAACAACCTTAATGTCGCATTGATAAAATTGGCCTTTGAATGGGAACTTGATGTGTACAGTTACACCTGCTTTGTATGTTGCTGGCACACCGTTGTCTAATAAAAATTGTTCAAGCGCAACTCTTGCGGCTTTGTCGTCGTCGGATAATTTTTTAGTTTGGGGAATTTTAAAAAACTGTTTGACTTGGTCCATGTCTACCGATGTATCCAAATCTCCAGTTGGATGTTCTGGACTAGGATCTGAGTTAGCACCACTTCCTTGTACATACAACGGAAATCCTGCCTTACGCACATATGATTGAACTTGTTTTAGTAATGCTTGTACTAGTTCGGGCGTGGGATAAAACTCAACAGTTTCAGGCCAGATGTTGCCACCGCCTTCCACAATGATATTTTTTTTAGGACTAGTAAACAGCTCGCGTAATAACATTTTTAGCCCTTGTATTTTCCATCAGTAACATGCTTAACAACTTCTTCGTGCATTTTGCTACACACTTGTTCGCATACTTTACTGTCAATATCATCGGGCAATTCGCGGATAGGAAACTTATCTATATACAATTTGTAACTTTTTTCTACAACAGGTTTAAACATTCCTAATTTTGTTGGACGTTTTGCACTGACTTTATCGATGCAGTTGGCAATTGTTGGAAACACATGGCGGCGATAAACATCATCGTCGTGATTCATGAAATGCATTAAATCTTCAACGAGATCGTAGTCAATTTCGCGTTTATCGTTGGTTTGTTTAACAAAATCTAAATCGTTAAACTGTTTACCTTCTAATAGTTCTCTTATACGCATTTTTAGCCCATCAATAGTTATTCAGCAGAGACTCTGCGGTTAGAGTATTTATCGCTTTTGCTATCTACAGTCTATGCTTTGATAATGCGTTGAACCTTGGATATAGTGGCGCCCAAGTGCATTTTAGACATGAGCAAGTTATTGTCCCCAGACACATAGAAGTGTGTGCCGCCCCAACTGCGAGGTTTTGATAGATCCTTGATACAACTCTTTGTTAATTTTACATTCTTATTTGTGCTGGCCCATTGTATAAATGCAGTATTTTCCTGGGTGGTTTTGCTTAATGTGACCCTGTAGTCATACGGCATTTTAGGCATTACAATAATATCCGAACTCAACGACACATTGTCTGCGGGTTTGCACACATATTTTACATTATCTATATCCAAATTAACTAATGAGTTTATATTATCGATATTGTTTGTATAAACAGATATCCACGGATCTTCTACCCTAACTTCTATGTCTTTTAACAAACTCAGCTGGTTTTGTAATTTAAATGCATAATCGAGTTGGTCTTGGGTCTTAATATGCCGACCGCCCAAATAATTACTAGGATTTTCTAGATTGACCTTTTTTAACCTATCAAGAGCTGTGTCGAAATCGTTCCCCCTAAACCAGCCTGCGCTGGCACATATCAATACAACTTTGTACTGATACATGCCTTTGAATAACTGTGTTGTGGTCTTATACAGCATTTTCAGTTACGTTATTGCTTATAGACAGCAACGGAATTTTTGATTCCTTAGGAGTAGATAATAAACACAGCTGATCGTCTTGTACAGTAATGGTTAGCAACCCGCCATTTTTAAGATCTCCAAACAACATTAGTTTAGCTAATGGACGTTTAATTTCTTTATCAATAACACGTTGTAATGGACGAGCACCCATTTTAGAATCAAATCCTTTGGTAATCAACCAGTTAGTACTTTCCTTATCTAATTTAACACGAATACCTTTTTCTTTAACTTGAGCACGTAGTTCGTCTATGAACTTGGTAATGATCTTGACCATGGTTTCTTTTGCCAACTTGTTAAAGGTAATAATACCGTCCAAGCGATTTCGGAATTCAGGAGTAAAGAACTTTTTAAGGTCTTTATCGTTGTAATCCTTGTCCTGGCTTCCAAAACCAATAGCGTTCTTCTCAGCTTCGTTTGCACCAGCATTGGTTGTAAGGATAAGAATTAAATTACGACAGTCTGCACGTTTTCCGTTTGATCCTGTAATAAATCCATTATCCATCATTTGTAACAATACCGTGCTTACATCTGGATGTGATTTTTCAACTTCATCAAACAACAATACAGCATTGGGGTTTTCTTGAATTTGCGTAATCAACAAACCAGCATTTTCTTCAAAGCCAACATAACCCGGTGGGCTACCAATCAGCTTACTAATACTGTGCTTTTCTTGATACTCTGACATGTCAAAGCGCAATAGTTTAACTCCCAAGTTCTTAGCAAGACTTTTAGCTGTTTCAGTTTTACCGCAACCAGTTGGCCCCATGAACACAAAACTACCAATAGGTTTGTTCTCACTCTTAAGACCAGCTTGTGCTACCATAATTTTATCCACTACTTCGACAATAGCAAGGTCCTGCCCGTATACTTCTTTTTCAAGTTTAGTTTGCAAACTTGCAAGGTTAGTACTTTCAGTCTCCATAACTTGTTCTTCAGGCAAGTTAACCATTTTACTAAGTTCAAACTGAATTTCACGTTCGCCGATAATACGGTCATCGGCCAGTTTTAGATTAAAGCGTGAACATGCTATGTCAATTAAGTCAATTGCTTTATCTGGCAATTTTTTATCTGTTTGATATTTGACTGACAATTTAATAGCCGCATGGATAGCATCTTCTCGAATTTTAACATTGTGGAAACCTTCGTAGTATTTCTTAATACCTTTGAGGATTTGTACAGTCATTTCGATAGTAGGCTCGTCAATAGTAATACGCTGGAATCGCCGCATTAACGCACGATCCTTTTCAAAGTGCTTGCGATATTCTTCCCACGTTGTACTGGCAATAACTTTAATGTTACCTTTGCTCAGTGCAGGTTTCATCATGTTAGCAAGATCATTACTGCTATTACCTGCAGACCCTGCACCACTAATCATGTGTGCTTCGTCGATGAACAATACTGTCTTACCCTTCTTAGCGAGACCTTTCAACACCATTTTAAAACGTTCTTCAAAGTCACCGCGATATTTAGATCCTGCCAGCATGGCGCTGATGTCAAGACTGAATACTTTGTAGTCCTTGAGAAAGTCTGGAACTGCGCCTTTAACAATATTATAAGCAAGACCTTCTGCAATAGCAGTTTTACCCACCCCTGGATCGCCTACAAGGATCACGTTGTTTTTACTTCTACGACCTAGACTCAATGCAATATTTTCAAGTTCGTCAATGCGACCGATAACTGGATCAATTTTGTTTTTGCTAACTTGGTCGTTTAGGTTGGTAGTAAATGCAGATAGAGCTTTGTCTCCTTGATTGTCACGAGGAGACTCTTCTTCAGTGTCGCTTTCGTTGGAAATATAATCGTTAAATTTTTCTTTATCAATCTGAGCTTTTGACAAATAATACTGTGCCCAACTGCGCTTCTCGCCAAACATTGCAAGAAATACGTCAGTTGATTCAATACGTTGACGCCCATTGAACAATACTTGTGTAAATGCACGATTAAGCACACGTTCAACGGCTTGTGTCTTTTTAGGTTTAACTACAACATCATCGACTTTAATTTCATCACATTTATTATGCAGGTACGATTCTAGCTCATTTTTTAATTCATCTGCATCTTTACCAAATCCGATAAGGCAATTGCTAAATGATTCTTCAGTAAGCATGGCAAACAACAAGTGTTCGATTGTGAGATATTCGTGATGTAATTTTTTAGCAGTGTCAATTGCTTTTTCAAATACTGCTTGTAAGTTGTCACTTGGTTCAACCATTATTTTTCCTCTTTTTTTGTGATTTCTTTAATGCTAAGGATAGTTTGAGAGGACTCAAATTGTCTGTAAAGCATACACCGTCTAAATGATCTAACTCATGTTGGAAACATCTAGAGTCGATGCCTTCAAGTTCTATTATACAGCGTTTTCCTGTGTTGTCAAGATACATGGCAGTAATTTTATTATGTCTTTTAACTTTAAGCCAAAGATTAGGAAAGCTCAAACAACCTTCATCATCTTCTATTAAATTGTTATCACCCACAAGTATAGTGGGATTAAAACATCCAAACTCTCTACCATCTTGTGTGCGCATTACAAATACTCTACGCAATACACCAACTTGATTTCCTGCAAGGCCAATGCCATTATTTAATTTCATTAATTCCAACATCTCACGTTCTACAACAGCCGCATTAATATGATTTTTAAAGTCCCACGGTTCCGCTGGTTGTTTAAGAATTGCATCAGGATGTTTTACTAATTGCATCATTAATTCTTTGAAGTTCTGCTATTAAGAGTGGATCGGTTATTACCGGAGTTTTAATATTAATTACCGAAACAAATCTTCCCTTTATCCCAGTATTTACATTTGGAAAGCCAGTTCCGTGACTTGCAAATTCAACTCCAGACTCTACACCGCCTCGGATTTCTAAATCCATTGCTTGTCCTGTAATTGTTTGAATAGTTTTTCTGCAACCAATTATAGCTTCAATGGGATTGATACTTATTGTGGTGTATATGTCATCACCGTGTCTGGTAAATTTAGGATCGGGTAACACAATTACAGTAACATTTAGATTTCCTCTTGGAGCACCTTGCACTGAATCATCGCCAAGACCGGCATATCTTATAGTCTCACCGTGACTGATACCTGGAGGAACATTAATAACTACATTCTGATTTCTTCCGCTGGGTAATCGATAGCTGGCTTCTAATTGTTTTCCAAGATATGAATCTAACAAAGAAACTTGACATTGTATGTTGAGGTCTCTGTTTCTGCGCATACCGGGTCTATGTCCAAAGATATCAGCAAATGGATGCTGTCCTCCAAACCCTTGACCAAACATGTGACCAAACGGATCAAATCCTGCTCCGCCAGCATTAAACTGAGGACCACTACCAAATTGTCGTTGCTGGTCGTATTCAGCTTTCTTTTGTGGATCGCTTAGGTTTTCATAAGCAACACTAATATTTTTGAATTTGGCTTGGTCACCACCTTTGTCTGGGTGGTGTTTATTAGCCAAGCTTCGGTATGCTTTTTTAATTTCATCGGGTCCAGCGTTTTCGCTAACACCTAGTGTTTGGTAATAATCAGTCATAGTCGTAAAAAAGGCTCCATTAATAGTATTAATTATACTATTTTAAATGGAGCCTGTCAAGAGTCTGATTACTTTTTCTTAGCAGGCTCTGGAACCTTTTCGCCTTCTACTTTCTTGTGAACTTTGATTTTTTTACAATCTTCAGCTTGCTTTCCAGTCTTCTTATCATTCACTGGCTTGCCTGCTTTGTCCACTTTTGGTGTGCAAACTTCTTTCATTTCGCCACCTGCATAAGCTGTACTAACTAATGCCAAACTTGTCAATAATGCAAATAATAATTTCATATTATGCTCCTTTCTTAGCCAACATAGCTTGAATTTTTTCTTGAATAATCTTTGCCCAAAATGGCTGTGGAAAATTCCAACCTACAAATGCGCCTAGTGCTACCCAAAATAATGTATCTAACATGTCCCGCTCCTTTTAAATTACTGGCTGATCGTCTTGTGGGACAATTTTTTTGCCGCTTGCTGTTGTTGCTACTGGTGTTGTACCCCAACTTGGTGCTGTATGATACGGCCCTGACGTTGAAGCGCCGTACCCTGGACTGCCACCAAAGCCGCTAGGTGCCGGTGAATTAAAACCACTGTTGTTGCCAAATCCTGATTGTGGTTGGCCAAATGTTGTTGTGACGCTCTGTGCCACGGGTTGCATGCCACCGTTGTTGGCTCCGCCTAATTTTTCTTGTGTTCGTCCCCATGCGGCTAAACCTAGCACTGCGCCCATAGCAATATGGAACAGCCCAGCACCTTGCAGTGTTATTGGTTGCCATTGAGTTTTAACTTCACCGCCACCTATAACTTGAATCACACTCCATAGCACAGGAAACAACATAAAATCTGCTGAACATACAGCCATGTACATCCAACCCATCATGGGACGCCACTTGGAATTCATCCAATCTTCTTTTTTCTGTTCACTCTCGCTTTTAACTGCTTCTGACATAGTTTTCGCTCCTATTTTCTAATTAAAACCAACATCCTGAGTCTAGTTACTTCTTCCCACCATTGTTAGATTGTTTCTCTTTGTACTTTTCCAACTCTTGCACACGCCATACCAGTGTGTCCAGCACAGCTTTGTTTGAACCGCTTCTTGCTAGTGCTTCTGTGTTGGCTTGCATAAAGTCTTGGCGTAGTTTTTCACGAGCCAGTTCAGCACCCATGTTTGGTGCTTGTTTGTTGTCTGATGTCACCACCAACTGCATCTTGCTTTCGAGAATGGTCAACTGATGATTGACATGACTCAGCGCATTCATCAAGTATACCACACAGGCAAACATGATGGGTAGCACAGCAAATGTCACCTTTTCGATCAGTGCGCCCTTGGCTTCGCCAGCACTCATCTTTTCTTTGATTTGTTCCAATTCCATGGTTTTCGCTCCTTTTGGATTATGCACTACTATTTAACACTTTCGAATATTTTCTTCTGCTCTTTGTACCATTCTTGCCATGCTCTTAGTTTTTCTGCGTTTTCGTGGCAGGCGCCGTAGTTTTCAACGACTCTGTCAAGGAGCCTACTGGCTTCAACTCCGCTGGGGGTTCCATCAGTTGCGGCGGCACGCTCGGGAACTTCATTACGACTGGCGCTGTCGTGCAAGCTGACAGTAGACTTAGGCAAAGTACACTGAGCATCAAGTTGCTTGCCCGCAACTTCTTTGATAATTTCTCTGTTAACATAAACATTTTCCTTAACTACTTTGATTTTTTCAACTACTCTAGTTTCTATTACTGTGTTAACCTGCTGACTTTTCTCTTCAGCAATCTTGACTTTGGCTTCTAATTCTGCCACACGAGCCAACCATGCAGACTGTACACCATGCCCGCCGTAAAAATATGCACCTACTACCAACAACACAACACCAACCAGTTCCGCTGGCAGTCGATATTGACCCATCATAGGGATCCACTTTACCAGTTTACTAGCAACATAAAATACAACACCTGCTGTTAGCAGTATGTAGTAGAGCCAGACAAACAAACTATCTGGGATAAGACTAAAAATCCACCCAAGTTGCCACATATTAATCGCCTAATACGTGCAATGCATGATTGTAATGTTTGATACGATCATCTAAGCCAATAGTTCCGCCGTTGATGCGTTTTGTTAATGTTAAGATGTCGCCCTTGTCTGCCCACTGGTTCAGGTTGTTGGCTTCCCAGAACCAAGCGGCACTTTGTACACAACCTTCAAAAGTTGTCAAATGCTCGCTGGCTTCTTCTACGCTAATTTCTAAACTTTGAGCATAACGTGTATAGTTGTCCTTACCAGTTAGTTGGATAAGTCCCTTACCAGCATATTTCCAACCATCACCGCTTTCTTCTGGTCCATTGCCCATGCGATTACCATATGCTCGATTGGCTATACGTTCTGGTTGTTTTTCATAAGCCTTAGCTGTAGCCATATCTGGAAAATAGCGTGGCCACACTTTGCACAGACTTTCTGCTTTGTAATTTAAGTTTTCTTTAATTGCACGATAGTTACCGCTTTCGTGTGCTGTCTGCGCCAAGAATGCCGCAACACGTGGTACTGTGTCAATATCATAATCAGGAAGTAGTTGACATAGTGCTTCAAACCAGTCAGTTGCATTAGGATTCTTTCCAATAATTTCTTCAAATTTTGCTTGTGTAAAATCAAATTTAAATCCGCTCATAGTTATTTCCTTTCAAGGGCAACGGCCCAGTTAGTGTTTTCGAATATAAAAGCATTACCAATTTTGGTAATATTATAATTTCCTATCACTTTGGTCAAAAACATAACTTCAGCCATGTCTTTGCTTTCTAAAATAATAGGACCTTTGATGCTGTTATACACCTCTTGTTTAGGGCCGCTAGTAAGCACATTAAAGGTTACTGGACCGCTGTACGCTCTTTTAAATGTTATACTTTCATCTATCAGTTTTAATTCTTCTGCATAGCTATTCTTAAAAAATTCACTAAAATTATCTAGACGATTTTTTTCTGTAGAAATTACATAGCCTTCTTTATCTTTAGGAACAGTTAATTCTAAATTTTCTAAAGTGGCAGATTGACTTTTGAAACTTTTAAAATATCTAAAACGCATATCTTCCATGTCAGTTAATTTTTCAACTCCTTCAATAAGTTCAAAAATTTGCTCACACAAATGACGAGTTCTTTCTAATTCAACATACACACGATAGTTGCCGTCTTCAGTTTCGCCTGGACTCACATCTGCATCTAAAATAAAATCGTAACCCATTTCAAAGAAATTTTCTAAATCTTTAGCAGGTTCTTCTTGGCTAACAGAAAAACTCAACACACAAATTTGTTCGTCTTTTCCTATCTTACTTTTAAAACTGTCAATTTCAAAGACTTTTTTAACAAGGTCTCTTAGGTCGCCAGCACGTAGACTTTCTGTTAAATTCATGCTGGCATACCTCCTGCCGCTGGAGCCGCTGGCGCTGGTGCCGCCGGCATACCTCCTGGAGCTGCCGGTGCTGCCGGTGCTGCCGCTTCTGCTGGTCCACCTTCGCTTGCTGTGGTCTTTTTGTCTTCGTTTTTCAACTTGTCCATGTAACCTTTGTAGATATCAAATGCAATTTTCTTTGGCATAGTAATTTCAACAATCCAAATAGGCTTGCGATCCAGCATGCCTTTCTTTGTTCCGGGGCGTACATCTTCGTGTGTACGGATTTTGCGTGGTTCTACCAAATGACTCTTTTGATATGATACTTTACAACCAATTTCCATTAGGCGTTTGCCTGCTACAGGATTAGGCATTTTATCTTGCGGCCACATGAATCCTGCTGTGATCCAGTGACGATCTACTTTAGGTCCGTAGGCCAATTCGCCGTCTTCCCAGTTTTCGTACACATACATATCCATCTCGTCTAGAACACGTTCAAAGTCCTTCAACACAGCTAAACTGCTGTTATTCTCGTATAAATCTTGTATGTTACGTATAACGTCTAAAATATCATGCATTGTTTTGTCCTAGAGTCTTCTATACTTATTTAGCTGGTTTAAAACGATAACGTGTTAGTTTATTATTTTGTGTATCTGTTAAATAATAGTGTAGGACCTCTGTAGTCATCAAGGGCGGTCACTACAAGTCCTACTTTTTTATAAGAGTAGGAGCAACTAGATGAGTAAACAACGAGTGAAAAAACGTTTTACATCAGAAGTTAACATAATTGATTTTCAGCCGTATCTTCCGGCAAAAAAGCAACGTGTGAATATTCAAGCACGTAATGCTAATCAGAAACTTTATCTCAGCAAATTATACGAAGAAGCCACCAGCATAGTACTTGCTATTGGCCCTGCCGGCACGGGTAAAACCATGTTAGCTGTACAGTTTGGTATTAAATTGTTTCAGGAAGGCAAAGTTGACAGAATCGTTGTGACAAGACCCGCCGTGTCCGTAGATGAGGATTTGGGATTTTTGCCAGGAGACTTGAATGAAAAAATGGCTCCATGGACAAGACCTATATTTGATGTCTTGGGCGAATATTATCAGAAGAAAGAAATAGCAAGTATGCTAGAGGAAGGCACTATCGAAATAAGCCCACTGGCCTATATGCGAGGCCGCACATTTAAAAACGCATATATTGTTGCAGATGAAATGCAAAATGCCACAGTTAATCAAATGAAAATGCTACTAACCCGTCTAGGAGAGGGTTCTAAGATGGTGGTGACAGGCGATCTAGCTCAAGCAGACCGATTGAGCGATAATGGTCTAATTGATTTTTGCAATCTACTCGAACAAAAGGAATATTTGGAGCATATCGATATTATTCGATTTGATAACAAAGACATCGAACGCCATAATGCCGTGAAGGAGGTGTTAGCGGTTTATGGAGAATAAGTGATGTAGGAAAGGGACTCTTAGGAGTCCTTTTTCACTTGTGTGACTTTGACGCCTGACTTTTCAAGAAACGTGGCGCCACCAGTATCCCTATAAGCGTTCCTATATAGAACACTGCCAATACCACTTTGGTAGATAAGTTTGGCACAGTCCAAACATGGAGCATGGGTAATAAACATAGTAGCACCCATACCAGATTCGTTAGACTTAGCCAGTTTTGCAATACAATTTGTTTCCGCATGAAGCACCTCTGGTTTAGTTTTTAATGTATAATTGCCGTCTTGTGTCCAAACTTTGTCTTCACAATCGTTATCCCAACCACTAGGCATACCATTGTAACCAATACTGATGATTCTGTCATCCTTGACCACAATAGCACCCACATGTAGTCTACGTGCTGAACTCAATTGTGCAAAACGTTCAGCAACATCCATGTATGCACTTACAAACTTTTCTTTCATTGCAGATGACTTAATCTAATCAGTGTAGCCGCCAGATTAATTTCTGGATCACTAACTAGCGTATGATCTACTAGTCCTTGTTTAATGATAAGAATGGCCTTGTCTTGGATAGCTTCTTCACCAAAGATAGCAACGTTGTCGTAAAGCCAACGATAAATCTCATCAATTTCTTCCGGCCTGACCTGTCCACAAACTAGTTTACGTGCTTCGCCAATCTTGCCTGCTTTGAACAATCTAACCATTTCAATTTTATAATCTGCTTGCCCACTGTCTCCTTTTTCTGGAGTGTGAAGTTTTGCATCCATACTGTTCATCTGTACAGTATTAATACACTTGCGCAAGTCTGGATATGTTGCTTTGACAAATGTATCCAGTGTGTCTAAATCAAACTCTATGCTTTCTTCCATAAGAATTGTGGCTATGCGAGCAGTAAACTCTGTAACGTCAACTCGTTCAATGTGGAATCCTTGGCAACGACTATGTAGCGCAGGAATAATTTTGTTTGGATAATTACAAGTAAGAATGAATCGAGCAGTGGTATGATATTCCTCCATAACACCTCGTAATGCCGCTTGTGCGTTTGGACTTAGATAATCTGCTTCGTCTAGTAGCACTACTTTAAAGTCACCAAACGGAATCATCTGTACAAAGTTAATAATTTTATCTCGGACATCGTCTACGGAGTTGGTACGACTTGCATTAATTTCTAATACATCTAAGTCGTTAACCTCTAATTCGTTAAACAAAATCTTTGCTAAAGTAGTTTTACCAATACCAGCAGATCCGCTAAACAACAAATGCGGAATAGACTTTTGCTTGATCCAACTTTGTATTTGTTCTTTTTGATGGTTGTCTCTAAAAACATAACCGTCAATGGTACTAGGCCGATATTTTTCTACCCATAGTTCTTTCATTTTGTTCCTTTTTCTTTAAATTCAGGTTCTTTAGCTTCTACAAATTGCACTGGTGGCATAAACCCTTTCCAGCTGTCTGGAGTGAATATTTTTATAGGTTTCCAAAATTTATGAATGACATTGTTAATGACAACACATCCAATAACAAGAGTTACAATACCTAACGCAAATAATATACTGCCTGCTAAAAAAATTGCCGCTTGATCCATGTCCATAGTTGGTACTCCTTCACATGATTATACAGGTGAAAACAGGGCTAGTCAATAGCCCTGTTACTCGAATACCGTTAATTATTGTTCGAAACTTGGTTGAGCAAATGTACTCGGATCAACAGTGGCATGTTCAACTTTACTATGAGCACCAAACGTATCGTCTGCTGGTTTTTCTTCAGTGACCATCAGGATAGCTTTGATGTCTGCACGTCGAATTATAATCTCAGTGCCATCTTCTTGCTCAACTGTAACTCCTCGAGTCCACCTACCGTGTTCGAGTAAGATCCATTCTCCAACTTTGACATCTTGTTGTTCTGGACCAATTGCCCAAACTCGACCCCATCTGTGTCTAACACCTTCGCTTTTGCCGTCATCGCTGGGCAGTACAATACCGCCCTTGGTTACACGAGCATCAAAGTTCATATCAGTAACTAAAACATTGTCGCGTATTGGAATCAGTTTACCTGTTACTTTGCTCATTCTTTACCTTCGGGATCCATATTTGAAACATCTTTTTCTGATGTTCGAACATTAACTTGATTTGGCACAATTGGCTGATTCAAACTAGCATCACGTTCTTTGAGAATTTCTTCTCTAGTTTTTACAACTTCACCGTTGGCACCAAGTTTATCACCTCGGGCATTAACTTTTGCATTGCCAACTGCAATAGTCAGTTCGTTTTGGTTAATTAATTTGTTCATATCGACTTGTTTACCTCTTGCGGTACGGTAAACCTGACGTTGTTGTTCTTTCATTGCCATAGCAATCTCCTTAGAATATAATAGTACTTATCTCAAGAATTCCTGCCAGTCTAAATTATATTTGACAGAATCTATCTGGTGTACGCCCAGTAAAAACAGCACAAAACTAGCTACACTTGAACCTCGACCCACGCCCCAAACAATGTTGTTTTCGTTGCAAGTATCTACAAAATGCTTGGTCCACTGTAACAACGGAGTCATTCCGCGGGCTTTGTAAGCCGCCATTTCTTGTTTGACTCTGTCTATTTGTTCAGCTGTTGAACATCTATTTAAGCAGTATTCTGTTACATCGAATTCTTTATATTTTGAAGGCATAAACCATTCGCTTTGTAGTGCATGGTCAAAATCTTCAATTGAAATTTGATCTAACTGCTCGTTAAATCTTTTGAACTCAAATTCCGCAGTTTTTTCCAACTGTTCAATTTCTTCACTGTGATCCACTGTAAGCTCATTGAGGTTTGTTAGTTTACCCTGGTAGAGTATTTTGAATATATCAGCTGAATTAAAAATGGGATTTCCAAACTTGTCTAGGCGCATAGCCTATAGTTTAACTTACATTTATTAGTTTGTCAAGACTTTTATCGCGATTTTCCATCATTTTTTCCAAAGCGGCTCTTCTACGGTTGCCAGCTTCTTCTTTGTATGATTCTAACACCATAACAATTTGACCTCGAATTTCAACATTGTGTGTCATAAAATATTTGCGAGTTAACTCACCAATTTTATTTTCAACTTCGGAATCTTTGAGATGTGAAAAATCGTTTACTAATGGATGCATTAGAATTGGCCTACTTTGCTGATGAACACGTTAGTGCCATCATCCACAGTGAACGCTTCAAATATTTCAAATTTTGCAGTAGTTCCCAGTGTAAATGGACTGGTTAAGCCTGTTGCTAGTTTGATTGTTCCGGAATTCTCTGTTGAAAATTGCACAGTTCTATTTGATTGTTGGTCGCCGATTAGCATAAGTCTAACACAACTGTATTGACCGCTTGCTGGCCAATTGATAAAATTAATAACAATGTTGCCGCCGGTTGCTGTCATACGTTGCATTGGGCCATTGTTAATATTGATATTTTGAGTGCCGCTTAATCCGCCAGCATTGTAAAACACTCCGTTGAGTTGTTTGTACAAACCGTTAGATAAGGTGCTTCCAATCAAATCATTAACTACTGGAGTAGTACCAGTGGCTAAATCTGCTTTTAGAAGTACATTTGTTTGCAATGCTGTGATTTCAGTTTTGGCAACTGAAAGCCCTGCACTGGTGGCAGCAAAGTTATCTCTAAAACCTTGGCTGTTATTGTCCTGTCCTGCTACGGGAAAGGTAGTTACAATTGCTGAAAAATTAATTGCGCTGGTCATACGGTTATCCTATCGTTTCTGAATACAAGGTATTTATCACTGTCCTGACCGGTAACAGAATCTATTATGTACCTATCTACAGTATAATCGATGTTTTTGAAGTCAAAACCGCTGAATTTTATATTTAAAAGTATGGTATCTGCGGTTCCTGGCTTGCAAAAACACAATGGTACAGCTAGTGTATATCCCAGTTGTTTTTTGCTACCATCAGGTATGCTACGCATCCAAAGTGGCAAATAGTTTCTTTCGCTTAATCCAACAGCTTTCAATCGTTTTTGCCAGTTGGTTATGCTACTAGGAAAATATGTATCCACATTGGGATTACTTGCTTCGTAGCCAGTGCTATCGGCAGTGATATTTTGTTCAGGACGTTGAGCATTTAGTCCGTCAGCATTTAAATCTGATAAACTACGACTCCATATAGAATTGCTAGTATCGATAGTTATTGTTCTTTTATCGGTTACTGTTTCAATGCGATCGGGTAAAAACTTTTTGTCTGGTTCTGACGGGTCAAACATTTCTACATACACTACTTCGTACAACGTGTCTTTAGTAATAGGATCCACAGCCAATGCTTTTTTTACAGAACCAAATTGAAATCTTTTTCTTTTGTGATTAAGTCCCATGGCTCCAATGTATGCTGCCGCATCTTTGGTTTCAATGCCAGCATATACTAACATACTTAACGAACTTTGTATGCCAAACACAGGGTCGTTTGTTCTATAAATGCTGGTAGGAGTAAACACATTGGTGTTGTCGATAAAAGTTTTCCACAGTGTTCGTTGTGTTGTGTTTAAAAATGGTCTAGTGGTAATGTTACTATAAAGCACAGTATTGGGTGTAGTTACTAAAACTGTGAACTCTCGCTCAGTGGCAGTGTACCCATACTGATCTCTAGCAGTGATTTTAAATGTAAAAATTCTTTCAATGCTGGTGGTTTTATTATCAAATATGGTTGTGCCGCTGTCAAATGTTATTAATCCTGCCGCTTGAGTAGCAGGCTTGTAATATTGATTTACTTTACCAATTAATTCCCCGTCTGGATTTAAAGTCAGTCCGGGCGGTAATGTTCCGCCTGTCAATTGATAAATTACCACAGATCCAGTAACATTGCTGTATGCAGTTACATTTAGAGTTGACGTGTAGTTTGCTGGTATCTCCCCTAGATTTTTATCAGTAATCCAAACAATTTCACTAGTAATGTCTCCAAGTATGCTGATACTAAATGTTTTACTTGCACTAATACTGTCGGTTTTATCGCCGTATCGTGTGCTGGTAATAGTAAATTTGTAATTTTTTGTAATTGCTGGTTGATAAGGAACAACACCAAACACATCACCTGTTTGCGAATCAAATGTTGTGCCTTGCGGTAACTGACTTAATGATCCAATATAAATTACACTAGTATTAGGAATAGTTATTAACAAATTATTATAAATTGTTAATCTATACTTATTATTGCCAAGACTTGTAACAGCTGATATTTGATATACTTCCCCAGTAGCTGTTGGAACATAATGTAATAAATTAAAATATTGTCCCACAACAGGCGCCGTAGTGACATTTTGTATGGTAACAGAGCGACTGCCTACAATGTTATCTTGACTGGTAATTTGTATAGACGTTGAGTATACTTCTTGGTTAGTTGTTTCTACTCTAAAACTAACAGTGTTTTCATCGTACAGTGCTAGGGGAATAGTTAGATAGTTGTTGGCTCTAAACAATCCCAAATCAGATTTTGAAATCCATACAGGTTGTCTAATATACGTAGCGTCAGCAGTGAATGATGATGCCAGTCCTGTGGTTGCAGTATTGTCTGCTCTAAATTGATCGTTGCCAACAACAAAAATTCTAAATAATCTTTGAGCGGAGTCAACACCGTCTGTTATAGTAACTCTAAATTGATAATTTGCGTTAAGGCTGATTACCTGTTGTGTGGGAACTGCAAAGTCAAAAAACACATCATCGTAGGCATAGTTGTCAAAACCATTACTTGGTCTTGGTCCAAAATCAAATGCCACTGCATCGTAAATAGCGCCGTCATAGTTACCATCACCGTCGTTGGGCAAGATAGTTAACACAGGAATAATGTATCCTGAAATTACTCCGTCTTTGCTTAGTGTCAATCCAGGAGGTAACGCACCATCTCCACTGGATATAAAATACGACACTGGTTGTCTATCGTCTGCAAGATTAATGGATTCCAGTTGATAGTTCACATAACTGCCATCCAGCACATAATACTGCTGATACAATCCAATATCAAGCTCGCCGGGATTTGTTATGAAAGTTGGCACATTGGGTTCAGTTAGTGACAAGTTATATGTTCTATCTGAAATTTCTCCAGCTTTGCTAGCTCTGATACAAAAACTGTAGGCTGTCTTATTTTTTTTAATAAACGGACTGCCAATAATGTGTGTGCCTATTAAGAATAAACCTGAGGGCAATTCTCCAGATATGATTCTAAGACTAACGCCGCTTACGCTGGTGTTCAGTGGTAACGTGAGATCAATGGAAACCCCTGCTAAAAAAGGTTGCCCATTGTTTGTAAATTTAAATCCACTGGGTTGTGTCCAAACTGATAGCGGCATACCACTCCTTATTTTAAATATTTATCGCTTAAAATGCGCCAAAATTCAGTTGGTTATTTGAAATGTCAGTTCCTAAAGTCCAATTGCCCATGTCTAATGTGTACCCACTTGGGTAATTGTTGGCATTTTGAAATCCAGTAGGATTGGTAAATGTCCCCATGTTGACATTAACATTGCCGCTTTCTAACATCAGTTGTACCGTGGCACTGAGTTGTCGTAAGTTAGTTCCCCACACATTTGCTTGAACATCGCTGACACCTGTGCCAAAAATCAAGCGACCGTTGATGTCTAAGTTGCCACCTAACTTTGGAGTCAAGTCATTTTCTAATTTTGTATTAGCACGTAAATTAACAGTATCTGCGTTGTTGGTAAATGTAACACTGCTGTCTGTGCTGGTCAATGATTTAAAACGTAAAATAGTTCCGTTTTTATCTTTAAAAACACCAACACCTGCTCCGCTATTACTGGCAGTGGAAATAGCCGCACCTTGATATAGTTCTGTAAAATTGGCATTTACTTTGGTAAACGCGGTACGTAAATCGTCACCTGTACCGTCATTTGCGTAGTTGCCTAAGTTGATTGGTTGTATAGCCATGTTCTGCTCCGTTTAGTATATTTACCGTTTATTAATATCCAAATCTTGTCTTGTATACGGCATGTTGAGCCTGTATCTGCGACAGAGTTAGGGCACCGTCCCAGATTTTAACCAAACCCACATCGGCTGTTACCTGTTCAACAATCGTTGTAGAGGTGCTGTATCTACCAAACAATCTCAAGCCGTTGAACCCGCCATTACCAGCTTTGGTTCCATGGGTAGTTGTTGGCGCAGTACTTCCGGCCGCATAAGCATTTGTAGTGGTAGTTCCGTTGTATGTAAACCAGCCAAATCGCCAGGAGCCGTTTTGAGCTGTGCTACTACTGCCCACAAATGAGCCGTTGAAGAAAATGTCCTGTACACCGGCACCGCTACCGTACAAGCCCATTAGCCAATCAGGGCTTGTTGTGTTGGCGTTCAACAGTCTGCCTGCTGTGCCTGACAGTGATCTATACACCATCATCACTGTATAGGCCTGCGAAGTAGATGAATAGTTTGGTCCAAATGTTAAAAAGTTAGTGCTGTTACTGGCCGCACTAGCCACTCTAAACGCACCGCTGTTGGTACTGTTCCAGCTGATAAGTGATCCAGGATTTGCCACGGTGATAGTATAAGCGCCAGCACCTGCTATAGTACTTCCGTTAGTTGGAACAGCTGAATAGTTGGCCGCATCTAGATCTAATACCAAAGTAGCAGGAGCTGGGCCGCTCGTTCCATAACTGGCCATTACTGCTATTGCACCTGTCATATTATGTTAATCCTACGCCATTAATATACCATGTTGTAGCCGCAACCTTAACTGCTGTGGCCATACCATTTGCTGCCAATGTTCTAGTACCTGTCAAAGCACCGCCCGCTAATCTCATGGTGTCTGTAGCAATAGCAATACTTACTGTGGTAGCACTTGGTCCAGCAATAAATGTAAGAGTAGTTCCTATTGGATACGCCACAGTACCGTTAGCCGGAATAGTTATTGTTTGACTTGCTGTGGTCACATAAACGTGTTTGCCCGCATCACCTATAGCTAAAATAGCTGTGGTAGCAGTGGCACTTTGTGGCAAGCCCAAGTAACCCAAACTTGAGGCTGTACTTGCCGTAGTAGCTGTTCTAGCAAAACCAGTAATAGGGGCATTGCTTGCACCAATAGTCAACGCGGTGGTTGCGGCACCAGCAAAATTAACTGTGGTAGCGGTGGTATTAATAAGAGAAAAATTTGTACTACCAGTTGTAATGTTAGTGGCAATGACTGGCGTTGTTAATGTGCTGGATGCTGGTATAGTTAAAGTAGTGCCAGACGCGGTGATAGTTGCATCGCCTAATTTAATTGAACTGCCGCTTAGATATAAATCTCTAAATTTATAAGTTACAGATCCAAGATCATACGCAACATCGGTATTTGGAACTAAATGTCCAGCAACGGTAGTGGCACCCAGCGTTTTGTTTGTTAATGTTTCAGTACCCGCTTGTGTTGCCAACGTACCACTTGTTGGTAGAGTTACACTAGTAACGGCGCTAGCAATCAGTGTGATAGCATAAGCACCTGAAGTAGTAAGGTTGCCACCGAGTGTGATGGTCTTTCCAGTATTTGCTACTCCAGTTCCGCCATACTGGCCAGCAATCACAGAGCCATTCCAGACACCAGTACCAATAGTTCCTAGTGTAGTTATACTGGAAGAACCAACTGATGCACCGGGTGTGAATCCCAATGCTGTTGTAACGTCACTGCTGAGTAATGTGATTGCACCTTGTCTAGTATTAAATGACACCACATTGTTGCCGCTTGGAATACGTACCCATTTTGCACCATCGTATATTACTAAGTCGCCTATGGACCAAGCAGTACTGCCGTTGCCGATGTCTCTGATTCCTCCAGTACCAACGATATATTCCCAACCAGCGGCCACACCTCCAGGCAAACTGTTGCTTAATGCGGGTGTATTGGTACTTGCATCCCAATTGCCTTTGAATTGTGTAGCACTGGTTAATGCACTACTGACTGCAATAACTCCGTTGGTGATTACAATAGTGCTGTTGTCAACCTTAACCCCACCAAGCTGTGTGGTAGTTGCTGTGGCTAATCCAATGGTACCACTGGTATTATTAATACCACTAGTTGCAACTGATGGAATAATTACACCGCCCAGGGTAGTTGTAGTCGTTGCAGGTAGCGTGTATGTATTTGCCCCACTGATAACGCCACTACCATTAATAGTAATACTTGTGCCGTCAACCTTAACACCGCCTAGTACTGTTGTACTGGCTGTGGGCAATGCATAAGAAGCCGCTGGTGTAAATGTCAATACTCCAGTACTGTAACTCAAACTACCCACACCACTTGCTGAATTAGTTGTTACACTTAGACTGCCAGCACCTGGTTGAAAATATGTCAACGCTGACCATGTGCTAGTGCCATCGCCTAACTTGAACTGGCCGTTGGTTAAGTTAACACCAATCTCGCCTTCTCCTAGAACCACTGTGCTGTTAGCAGTCCAGTTGGCATTGGTATCTCTTCTTAATTTTATTTGGGTTGCCATATTTTAAATTCTTTAATTTTTACCGTTATTGTATCTGTTCAATAATTGCGTATGCTGTAGCGAATTCACTACCAGGAGTTGTACCTTTCTCACGTATAATTACAGTTAGTCTGTAAATCTTATGAAAACTACTGTCTACAATAGTGGCTGTTAAATGATCGCCCACTGCTAACACTGCTCCAATATTGTACCAAGTACTTATTACAGTGGCT